TTAGAACCTCATGACCAACCAAAAGCCATCGGTATAGGTGGCAATGGCCATAGTGTTCGAGAAACTGACCTGGTTGCCTACGGCACCGGTATTAAGCACTTTGATATCGGGCTGTGAGGCGGTCGGGAACTTACTGAATTCCCCGAGACCTTCCGCCATTGCAAAAATAGTATGGCCATACACGCCTGTCTTAACGAAAGGTAATTGACCATCGCCATCCTTGAAGTGCACAAAAGTTGTAGAGGGTTGAATGTCCTGGCTTCCGGCAATTATCTGTGTCTGCAAGAACAGGCCTTTGACCAGCAAGTCATAGAACAGACCTCCGAAGGACGGGGCGGTTCCTGTCCCGGTGCCATTTGTGTTGCTAGCCCTGCCATAGACCCCAACCACTCCGCATGAGTTCAGATCCCCGATTATATCAAGCTTGGCCTCGGCCGCGGCATAGATAGCGCCCACATAGTTGTCAAGTCCGGTCTTCTGACCGGCGTAATCTGCAATAATGCCCTTGCTCTCAAGTCGCGCCTTCCCTCCCGGTTGATTCGATGTGGAAAGATGGACGGATTCAAATCTGCCCACTATAGGCACGATGGAGGTCAAGATTTTAGTCGGCGAGGCCGGGGGGTTGAGGCCGGAAGTTAGGATCTCGTTCTCGCCCACCATCCTGATATCACCATCGGTGCCGTCCAAGACCAGCAGAGGGGTGCCACCTAGCTCTGTCTGGCTAGATATCTTTCCGCTTTTCAATATAAAGTCCGCTATATTGGCGTTCTCGGCCAATAGGAGGTTGGTGGCAACACTTTCGAACTGTGCCCCGAAGCTCTCCCAGTTCGCCAAGGTGAAAGAGCCTGACGTGGCATCGTTTCCGTCGAACAGATAATATGTGCCTTCAAACTTGACCACATCGCGACGCTTTGGGTTGTTGTAATACACCGCGGATGAGCTGTGCTGGCCACGGTAGACGATCGAGGGACCCACGGCGCCGTCTTGGCCATCCTCTCCGCTCGACACATAGAGCCTCCAGTGCGCAGTATTGGATGGGCTGATGTTGTTGGTGGCCTGTTCGGTAAGGTTGAAGTACACACTTCCGAAGTAAGTGACCGTATCGCCCTTAAAGTAGTCGGTGGTAGCGCTGTACTGGCCGCGATAGTTGGGCAAATCGATATCCTCTCCTGCCGAGGTCTGAAGAATGCTCCCGCGAATGGTCAACCGGTCGGGGTTGGTCACGTTCCAATCGAGCGAGTGGTCGATGTTTCCCACCTTGAACTGGCCATTGCTGAGATCGAAGAAGTTGAGACCGTCGAGGCTCTTGATCTTACCGGTGGTAATGGTGTCGCCGCTGATGTAGGTCATGCCGTTGGTGAAATCAAAATCGCGACGGCCATCCTTGACGGCATAAAGGATTCCCACATTGAAATTATACTGACCCACCACGGCCTCGGTGGTTACCGGTTGCACACTGATCTCCCAGGTGCCGGTCAAGGCGGCCTTACTGCATTGGGCATAAACGTAATAAGCCGATCCAGGGGTGAGGTTCTGAAAAGTCCTTGCGGGCAAATCCCAAATGTAGCCCAGGCCATCTATCTCGATCTCGTAATGCACCAGCTTTCCGGCCGTAATTGCCAACCGGTTCGGGTCGGCCTGGGCGTTCGGTTCGATGGCCACACCGTTAAGGCCAAAATTCTGCGACTTGGCGCCAACGGAAAGGTAAAGCGTCTCGACACTGTTCGGGCGTAGGTTGGTACCGTCAAAATAGCCGTCAGGGTCGAAGACCAGGTCTTGCAGCTCCCGGAAACGGCTGGCCGTGCGTCTCGATAGCTCTGCCCGCCTTAAATCGACGTTCTTAACGATTGTTCCGTTGTTAATCGTGTTAGCAATCAGGCGCTCCTGAACGGTATAGGTAAGGGTGTCGGATATCGTTCCGGAAATTCTGTCGGGGAACAATAGCGGATAGCTCACTTCGGTCATCCTGATATCGGCATCGATGCCCAGCTCGGTGTCGGTGATGTTGACCGAATTCCAAGGGCGGATCTTGACCCCGTTGTCACGCACGTGCTTCTCGTCGATGGTAATCGCGTACGTGACGCGGGGCACGCTGTTCTCGTCGATGTAGTCCTGCGTCCTGCTCTTGAGCTCGGCCTCGGCGTCATCGATGTAGCTTTGGGGCATTTTGATATCGACGAGGGTATAAGTGTCTCCGACCCTGGGGCGGTTCTGGGCGTTCGGAAGCACGAAGCCGCTCTCTTCGGTAAAAGGCAGAAACACGACCTTTTTATTACTGTTTGAATAGCTTTTAATCTCGAATTCGTATCCGCTAAGGTCTCCGGATTTGAACACGACCTTGGCCACGGTGCCCTCGATAAGGTAATCGTTGATATCGAAGTCCAGGTTACCATCGGTAAATTCGAGCGGATCGGACGCATTGATCGAAGAAACGGTACCGGTGCGCTGCGGAAACACATCGTCCAACAGCAGGCTGCCCTCGCGGATGCCGTAGAGCGCCACATTGTTCTCCAGGTACTTCTCCTGAAACGTCAATCGGTTGGCCCCGGCGCGGTAATCTACGCCGATGTTACGGCGAGAACCGTAACCATAGGCGCGGGTGACCAGGTTGTTCCGGTCGATACTGCTCCTCTCAAGGGTATAGAGGCCCTTGCCCCTTCCGTACTCAAACCTGTAGATCGTGGGTACCGTAACCGTCCTGAACATATAGATGGCCTTGCCGATCAACCGGTACTCCATGTCAAAAGCCTGGGCGATCTTGGTGAGCGCGGTACGGCAACTGTCTCCGGAGAAGCCCAATGTCTGTAATTCTGCGGGCGTGGCCCCTCCGATCGACCACCCGGGCTGAATGCTGTTGATGTTCGAGACCAACAGTTGCAGAAAATCCGACGGCTGGCCCGAATAGCTGAAATCGGCATCCACCTCGTCAAGGTAGAGCTTGTTGTATAGGAAGTAGACTTCACCCTCGAATATGATGTTATACTCGTAAGTGATGTTGTTGATCTTCTTGACCCTGGGGGCCGTATTGATGTAGAATCGCTCGCTATCGTGCTCGATGTAATCACCGATCTGAATGTCGGCGGGCTCGGCGACGATACTATTGCAAAGTACCTTGTGCTCGCCCATCAGCTTATGGACGAAGATAGTGCTCTCATCGATCGGCAACGACGCCTTTTGGGCGCCGTTTCTGTATACCTCTAAACCCACGGCCGTTATTTTTTCTGTTCAACCATCTCCAGATCCGACTGCAAAAGCTGGATCTGTAACTGCATTTTCTGGATGTCGTTGCCCGTTTTCTCCATAAAGTTGTCCCGGCTGTTCAGCTCGATGGTATTGGCGTTGACCTGGTTGGTCAGGGGGATGATCTTTTGTGAAAAGTCATCCTCCGTAAAACGGGGCTTCTCCGTGAAATTGTTGAACTTCTCGACGGCCTTGGTCGTGTATTCCTGGTCCTTGCTGATGTTGCCTACCTCCTGCTGAAGCTTGTTGACGGTGCTGACCGTCCAGGCGAGCATGCCGAGCGCGGCCGCACTGGCTATCTTCCATAGCATGTCCATCATTTTCGCATTCTCCGACGGCTGTGGCCTGCTGTTGTTGACCGCTTGGGTAACGGCATCCGCTATCATTTTCGTCTCCTCCGGCGTCATGGGTCTGTGTTTTAATTTTTCTTCTTCTTTCTGTACCACTTGTGCATGAGGTATTGGGTGACCACCCCGAAAAACAGGTAGTAAAAAACGGTATCCGTGGTCATGGGGATGGAGAACACACCAATCTTCAATGTCTCTATACCGGCCCAATGAACTATTATATCGATGAATCGGACCAGGCAAAACGATACCACGATCGACACAAGCACCTCGACACCGTTCATGCGAAACCAAAACCAAAAATCGAACTTCGTATAATCGTCATGGTCGCAATCGGTGCCCTCGCACTGCGACTGGTGCTTTTTCCAATAGTGCCATTTTGCGAGCAGGGCGCCCGAAAGGCAGAACAGCAGACCGGCGAGGTGAAACCAAATACTGTGCTCTCCTAGAAATTGTGTCTTGAACTCCATGTTTAGTTCGATATGATTATTCCGGCGGCCCTTTTGAGCGCCGAACCGCCGATAAAAATAGGGGGCAGTACCGGGGCCGGGACGGTTCCGTGAAGAGATAGTATGTAGGCATAGGTATCGTCCCCGAATTCGGCCTCTCGGTCGTCCGGTATGCCGTCCCGGTCAATGTCGGCGATTATGTTGCCTTGGGGTATAAGCGGATAACCACCTACGTCCGAAGGGTCGTTGATAAGGCTTCCGTTACCGTTCTCGATCGTCTGTTTTATTCTTTGCTCGGTCGAGGTGTTGAATATGGTTCCGGCGTTGGCCATCACCGAATCCTTTATCTGGGTTCTGCTCAGCAAGGGGTAGTTCGACATCGGGAAGTCGTGGGGCGTGGCCCGCCTCACCGATTGCCTTAGGTCGACATCGTAATCCGTTGACAACCCCAGCCCCCTGTCGGTCATGACCCCGTAATCGCTGGCAAAGAGATCGCTGTAAAGCCCCTCCGCGTAGATTGACATGTCCCCATTGTCCGGATTGATGAGTACCGGCCTTCGTTCCGACCTTGAATCGGGGCCGTTGTCGTAGACATTGTTCATAATGTTCAAATTTACCTGTCCCGAATCCTCGTTCCATCCCATGGCGTAATCCCCCCAGTTATAGTTGTAGTTGTTGACAAGTTCCATGTTTTGGATGCCGCCAGTATTGCCAACTAGAGGACTTCTCTGGTTGTTGTGCGCCCATATATTGTTGAAAAGGCTGATATTTGTCGCTTTTCTGCCTATTAACATTCCCATCGAATGCGGGGCGTAGTAAGCCGTTGAGCTGGAATCGGTCGTGTATGCATGCGTTGAGTACATAAGTGATTCCGCTATTATGCTGTTCTGGATTGTGATGTTTTGATTTGAAAACAAATTGACGCTTTCGTCAGTGGACCAAAACATCGCGCATTTGTCTATCATCACGTTTTTGCCGCTAAGAAAAGTAACGTTGTCTCCGTTCACGTTTCCCGACCCGTCGCCGCTGCCGGGCGTGGTCTTCGTGCCTCCATTGGGGGTCGTCTCCGCGCTTAACTGCCCGGGGCCCAGTGCGAGGATCATGTTCCTTATGATCAATCCGTCGAAGGGCGCGCTCGAAAACACAAGCCCCTTCTCCCTGTCGTTGGCCATACTTAACCAAATCCCGTGCTCGCTGGTCGCGCCCTCGATCCAGATCTTGACCCCTTCGGGTATCTCCAGGTCGTCCTGCAACACTATCCGGCCCGAAAGGCCGTTGAAAACGACATGAAAGGCATCCAGTGCTGTCGGCGACTCGATCGCGTCCCTTAAGCTTCCCGGTCCGGAATCGGAAAGGTTTTCCACGATCCTGACACCGGAATCGGGTGGCCAGGACCAATTCGATCCGTTTCCCTTTGCGCCGGGATACACCTGGCACAAGGCCATCAATGGCAAAAAAAATATGGTTGAAATTAGACCTTTCATAACTATTCGATGTGGATGTTGTCTATCAGCATTATATCCTCCGGATCCGAATTTGAATTGAAAGCGAACGATATCGCCGAATTGGTGCCTGCGTCACGGGTCGCCGTCAGCGTGTAAAGCTCGTAGGCGTTTCCTATCGAGGATTGGATAAGCCCTGTTGGTGCTGTAGCAGACCACCCTTTGCCCGCTTCGAGCCTTATCTCCCAGTTGCCCGTAGATCCCGCTCCTCTCTTTAAATAGACCTTCACGGTGTACTGGGTGTTCGGGGCCAATGAGCTGCCTAGGTCAAGCACTGCAAGTGCGGGCGTATCCGTAAGTCCGTTATGGTCTATCCTGTTCGCAACGACGCCGCTATGGGCATCGCTATCGGTAGAGATTGTCAGGGTGCCGGAATCGACCTGGAATCCGGTAATGGAATTGGTCTCGTTCTCGGGGTTTGCCGCGTTCAGTACGTCATAAAGATTTGCGGTCGGCGGGGGCCGGGGGTTCCATGCCCTGAAATCGCCGACCAGCTTAAAGGTGTTGGGGGCTTCCTTGGTGATGGTCACGGGGCTGTACCTATAGGCGACAACGCCTTGATAGTCGTTTATCCCGGTGCTGTCTATCAAATAGTCGCCGCGGCCGAGAATCGATACGCCTGCCCCCTCCCTTATCAGAATGCTGTCGCCAATGGCCTCCCCGATAAATTTGCGGTCGAGCAAGGTCATGGAATCGGCAAGGGTGATCGTATCGTTGGTAGTGCGTTGCATCCAAGGGGTCTTGGCCGGCTGTCCTATTGGTTCTACCTGGCTATCGGAAAGGGTGAACGAGCCGCTGCCCTGTGTCTTGTAATACTCGTTCGCATTTTGGCCCGAATTGCCGTCGAAATAGGCCTTGTTGACCACGTCGGTACCGGTGGTCGGTGAAACGGTTGCGCGGAGAACGTCAAAGAAGCCGTTCGTGGCGTTGACGTCGCGGGTGTTGATGACGGTGGCGTCGTTGATGTTGTAGAAGGCCATGCCCAGATTCTGGGTAGCTAAATGGTTGCCAAGATTGTCGGCGCTGCCCCCGGAGGGAAGGGTTACCGTATTTCCCCCCGAAATACTAAGGTCGTTGCCAACAAGTACGAGCGTCTGGGGGGCTACGTCGGGTATCCAGGCGTTGCCGTCCCATCGCAGATAGTTGCCGTTGGTGTCTATGTACTTCTGGTTGATGATGGGGAAGGGCGGCGGGGTGGCGCGCTCTATCCATATCTGTCCGGTGACGGTGGGTACGAAATTGGGTATCGGGTCTTGGGCCGATACGACGGTTACGGCCAAAATGGCCAGTAGTGTCAATAGTTGCTTTCTCATTTGTTTACGATGTTTACGATGTAGCCATCAATGTCCCTGAAGACGATGGCGGTTTCCGTTTCCTCACGGGTGAGCTGCGGTTTTCGGTCGGGCATTTCATCGCGATCTTTCTTTTCCTTTGAGCGCAGCCAATAGAGGTAGGCGACCGAGGCCGCTACCAAAAGGATGAGGGCGATGGCCAACAGGCCGTAGATGTGTATGAGTCTTTCCATAATTACTGTTTAACCGATGATAAAATGGCCACATAGGCGTTAGGATCGGTTCCGCTCGGCGCGGCCTTGATGTATCCGTGGATGATGTAACCGGGGTAGAGCGTTCCGACCCCGATGATCTCGTCGCCTATCTCGTAGGCCGTTGTACTCGAGTTGCCGTCCCCCTTGATCCACCGGTAGCCGTCCTTCCAGTCCGGTGCGGCCGACCCGGCACCGATCAGCGTGCCGATGTAATTGGCGAAGTCGACAAGGTCGGCGTAATCGGGAATTCCGCTATCGATGTTGCCGACCATCACCTTGTCCAACTGTTTGAAGTTGGTGCGCTTGGCCATTCCGTTCCAAAAATTCAGTGGCATGCTCTAGGTCGTTAGGTTCTCGAATTCATTGTTTCGTATAAATCTTCCTTCGTTATCGGCCAGCTCGGTCACGTTCTCCGCCTGGTAACTGATCAGGTTCTGGTCGTCGGATGCGATGGCCGTATCGGCATCGTCGAGCAGGTACCTGCCCTCTTCGGGGATGCCGTCGAAGGCCAGGGCCATCGGTAGCGTCATCTCGCCGATGCACAGACCGGGCATGATCCTGATCTTCCTGACCTTGGCGCCCTCGAAATTGAAGCACTCCCGCTCCAGCCCGTCGACGTTCATGATCCTGGTGCCCGGCCTTATCAGATCGGTGTAGAAGGTGCTGATGTACTGGAACAGGCCCGTATAGCTAAGCCGATTGAACATCAGGGACAGACTGAATTCCTTATAGCCCGGCCGGGTGATCTGGTAGGGCCTGTCAAAGTCCGTACTGAAGTCCTCCTTCGTATCGGGGCGGTCGAAATTGTTCTCCACCTTCAGCACGTAAGCCCCGTAATCGACCAGGGACACATTGTCCATATGGTGCAGGCCGATATCGGCCGGTGCGATAGAGGTATATAGCGAGCGGTTGAGAGTGTACCCGTCGAAGGTGATCCTGACATCGGCGGCCGCGGGGCCCAACCAGTCTACCTCGATGCTTTCCTTGATGTATCCGCGAAAAATGCCAAAGGGCGTATCGACGGTAATGTCGCCCAGCTTTCCGAGCTCGCCGTAAAGGTCTTCCATTCGCCTTACGACGTCGGCGCGCGTCTTGCCGGTGACGATACCGTAGAACCGGAACCGGTCGAGCTCGTAATCGTAACGGTCGGTCTCGGCGACGTAGGGCTCCACACCGTCCTCCTCGCCCCAGTCGTGAAACGCCTTGCCGATGCGCTTCGGCAGGTCGAGAAAGCCCTCGAGGGCGATATTGCTACCGGGGGCGCGCCCCGGTACCATGCCGTAGTTCGATATCGCTATGTCGTTGATCTTGTACATTATCCCGTTAGTCCGAGATCGCGGGCGGACTGGTCCTTTTTGGTGTTGGTCTTGATATCATCGAGCCTGCCGACCACCAGGCCGAGCTGGGTGACGGTATTGCGGGTGTTCTGTTCGATGAGCGCCGTGTCCCTCATGATGCTCAAAGTGGCGTCATAGTTCTTTTGGTCCAGCGAAAAGCTTTTCTGCGCCAGTTCGAAATGCCCCTTGGTGGTGTCGAGCTGGTTGCGGAACAGGCCGGTCAGTTCGCTCCCGGTCTCTTCGGTAAGCTCGCGGCGTATGGCACCGGCAAGGCCGCGCTCGTTCCGCCCCTCGTCTTCCGGGCCGAAGAGGTCGAACCCGAAGCCCCCGGCCTCGTCCTGTGCATCGCGCAGGCCCTCGTTGAACGCCTCGGTCAGGCCTTGGGCCTCGTTGAAGAAATCGGAGAGCTCGTCGGCGAAGCTCTTGTCTCCCTCCAGCGGGTCGAAGCTTTCCTCGAAATCCTTCTCCAGCTTGTCGAAGGCGGTACCGAAGACCTGGTTAAAGAGCAGTTGGGCCACCACGTTCTCCAGTACGCCCTCGATGGTATCGCCCATGCGGATGGCGGCATCCTCACCGGCGCGGAACGCCTCGACCAGATCGTTTCGGATGTCCTCGCCAAGGTTACCGGCCAGGTCCTTGACCACGCCGCGGATCTGTTCGCGGGCCTCCTTCAGCTTGTCGTCCCAGCCGATGATATTGTTGAGGATCTCTTTTGTCTTGTCGTTGACCAGGTTATTTGCCACCAGGTTCTCGGCCAGCGAACGGTTGACCTGAAGTACGCCGGACTCGGTACGCTCCAACAGTTCGGGATATTCCGATAACAGGCCTACGAGCTCGTCCTTTTTCTTTTTCCCGCCGAACAGTCCGATGATGCCCCCGACCACACCACCTACCACGGCCCCGATAGCGGTACCGATTACGGGAACCACCGAACCGACCGCCGCACCCAGTCCGGCCCCGGAACCGATGCCCGAAAGAACGGATCCACCGTCGACGGTATTGCGCGTTCCGACCTTGACGGTCGCCTCGTCGAGGGCCCTGATGGCATCCTGGTATCCCTGGCTCGCGCTCTTAACGGCATCGAGACCGTCCTCTATCCGGCCCTGATAATCGGTAATGAATGCGTTCTCGCTCAGCTCGGTCTGAAGGCGTACCTGGTCCTGGAGGGCGAGGTTGTAATCGTTCTGGAAGCCGAGCACGGCGGTATAGTAATCGGCCTCGGCCTGTTTCCGTTTTTGGGCCGAGCTGACGATGATGCCGACCAGGTTGACGAACGAGTTGGCCGCGGCACTGATCTTGTTGCCGGTGCCGGCATCGTCGTCCAGGGCGACCAACAGGTCCCTGGCACCATCGGCAAGTCCGCTGAGGCCCCGCCCGATGTCGGCGAGGGCGGCGCTGTCGGCGCCCGCCCCGAAACTGGTAAGGGCTGCACCGAGACGGCCCAGGGCGTCGGCGGTGGCAAATAGGTTATCGGTCTTCAGTCCGACGATCTCCTGCTCGATCTCGGCGATCGTGCGCAGTATCCTCGCCTTGGTCTCGGCGCTGATGTTCTGCGTCTCGAGCAGTTTCCTGGCGTTGGCGATAAGCTGTTCTCCGATGGCTATGGTGAGCTTGCCGGTGGATTCGAACAGTTCCCTGTAGGCCTCGGTCTTCTTGATGTTGGCATCGTCGATCTTGTCGAGTTCCTCCCGGTGCAGTTCCCCGGCCACCTCGAGCTCTTTCTCGCGGCCCTCGGTGATCAGGCGCAGCTTGAGGGCCTCGAACCGTTCGATGGCCAGGGCGCGCCTCCGGTTGTAGCTTTGAAGGTTGGCCAGTACCTCGGTAAAGGTATCGACCTGTTTTTTGCGCTCCTCCTCCAGGTTCTTGGTGATGAGCCTGACCCGGTCGACCTGGCCACCGGTGGCGCTGCCCTCCTCCACGGCGGCAAAGGCATCGGCGTTTTGGTCCTTGATGCTCTTGAGGCGTTCGGTAAAGTCCTCGAAATCGCCCAGCTGTTCGGCATAGCGCTGTTTGGCCGCCTCGTTGCCGAAGGTGGCCTTGTAGTCCTCGAATTCTTCGTACAGTTCTTTCTGCTCCTCGATCTCTGCCTTCAGCGCGCGGGTCTCCTGATTATAGATCAGGTCGGCGGTGGCACGGCCCTCTATCTCGTCGAGCGCGTCGAGAGATATTCGCGCCTTGGAATTCTTCGGGTCGGCGTTGAACTCCCGAACGATTTGGCGCACCTTGTCGAACTTATCCTCGATGGCCCGTATCTCGGCCTCGTTGGTATCGAGCTGCTTGCGGTTGTACTCCCGGTCGAGGTCTGCGATCTGTTCGAGCAGCTTCTTGCGCTGGTCGAATATCTTTTTGGCATCGAGGCCGCCATCGCCGAAAACGGAGGTCTTTAGTTTTTTGGCGGCGGTCTCGGCCTCCTTGATCAGTTTTTCGTAAATATCCTGAAGGCTCTCGCCCTCCTGTTCCAAGATGCTGGCCGCCTTGTCGGCGCGTTTCTGTGCTTCGTCAAAATCGATGTCGTCACCGAGAAGATTGGCCAAAAAGGTACCGGGTGCACCGGCACCGCTCGGAATGTTCCCGGCAAGCCCGACCTGTTCCGCCAGGGAAAGATCGCTAAGCTCCAGGTTCTGCCTCCGTTTCTCGGCCTCTACCGCCTTCTGCGCGGCTTCCTCCAGGGCGAGGTTGGCGGCGGCCTTCTTGAAGGTCATCTCGATATAGGCATCGGCATTGTCGATAAGGCCCTGTTCCACGTCGGTCAGGTCCTGCGCCCTGCCCGCGGTATCGCCGATGATCTCGTTGTATTGCTCTACGGCCACGGTCTGGTCGATAAGGCCCTCCTTGGCCAGCTCGAGGGAGTTGCGAAGCTCGATGATATTGGCGATGCCCTTTTTGTACTCGCTGCTGTCGAAGGCCTTGTTAAGGGTCTCCTGTGCCAGGGCGGCATCGGTGGTGGCCCGTTCGAAGCCGATCATATTCTTGATATAGTCAAGAATCTCCGGCCCGTACGCCCGCAACGCCTCGATGCCGATATTGAGAACAGCGGTCCATCCGATCAGGCTGCCGATCATTCCGGAAACCGAACTCTTGCTCTTGTCCTGCTTTTTGGCGGTCTCCTCGGTCTCGGCTCCCAATCGGCCCACCTCGTCGGCGGCATCGCCCAGGGCGTTCTTGGTGTCGGCGACGTCGTCGGGATCTGGTAACAGGGTCTTGTTGCGGGCCGCGGAATTGGCCTGTATCCTTTTTTGGAGGTCGGCGTAGTGTTTTTGCAGGTCGGCGACGCGCTGCGCCTCCTTTTTGGCGGCATCCTCCGAATAGATAAGACCGGATACCTGTTTGTTGGCCCTCGCCTCCGCAGCCTCGGCCTCAAGGGCCACCCCGCGAATATCCTTCCGTACCTCCTCCGCATCGCGGCGCACCTCGTTCTTGTTGATCAGGAAGTTGATATCTATGGGGTCGAAATCGGTCATCTTCTTAACTGCTCTTTCTCTGTTTGAATCTTCGGGCGAGGTTCGAACCGCTGTCCGGTACCGCTACCTCTTCGCCCTTCTTAAAGTTCGGCCGGTCGGCCATCATCAGCATCAAGTTCGCGTGGCTTACCTTCCAGTGGATCTCGTGCCAGCTCAGCCCGGTCTCCTTCATGATCTGGTAGGCCATTCCCCAGGGGCTATGCATTCCGGTCTGGACTAACTCCCCTGGCTTTCGTGACCCAGTTTCGGTTTGGTCGCCCTCAGCATCCTTACCGATCTGGTAGTATTCATAAAATCCGACGTGCCGCCGTGTATCAACAGGGCCGTCACGAGGGCCGAGATCTGTTGGGCGGTCAGGTTCCAACGGAGGTACCTGGCCAGTATCTTGGTGAACAGCTTGCCCTTCCAGTAACCGTTGAGTACCGCCGTGGCCACTGCCATGGTCAGGGCCTTGCCGTGTACGTTCATCAGGGCGAGCGATTGCTCTACGGTGATGTCCTCCAACTGATGCTCCTTGAGCCCGGTCGAAAGGTAGTAGGCGCTTGCCCGCATCAGCGTGCCCTGGTAGGGGCTTCGAAGGGTGAGCGTCAGCGTCTTGCGCAGCCATCGCAAATACCAAGGGGCGGCAATTTTGAATTTGACGCCCCTTTGCAATATGGTTTCCGCTGCCTGCCTCTCGATATCGGGCCGCTCCCTTTGTTCCGTTTCCGGAGGCTGTCCGGAGGTCTTCATTAGACAGGTTCGCTAATGTCCATCGGTGCGAGACCTGCGAACTCGGGCTGCAATGGGGTCAAGTTGATATCGAGCGTCCAGATCTGGTTCCTCCGGAAGACAAAGTTCTTCTTTCCGACCAACTTGGCGCGGGGGATGACCATCTCGGTATCGTCGAGCAGCAGGATGGTGACATGCTTCTCGATGATGCCCTGGTTGTCGGGCTTGCTCCAGGTCACCTTACTAGCGGTAGTGACGATGGTGCCGCCCAAAAATTTCTGCAAACGCTCGGGCCTGGTATTGACCAGCTGGAAGGAAAGTGCTTCCTTCCCCGGTTCCTGGAAGACCAATATGGGAGTGTTCTCCATTTCGGTGTATATTTCCGTCTCGGTGCCGTCCTCCTCGTTCATGTCGAAACTGTCGCGAAAGATTTCGTCCTTGATGTTGAGCTCTCCGGCGGCAAGTCCGGTGCCGTTGGCCGGGTCGATATCGCGGATCCAGAATTCCTTAAAGCCGTATTTATATTTTGCCATGGTGTATGTAGGGTTTTACCTTTTGCCCCCTGACGTTCCACACGAGGTCGTCAGGGACAAAGGCGATTGGTTTTACTTCTCTTCCTGGTACTGCTCGTCGTCGGGATACAGCACATGGAGGATTTGCTTCTTGGTCATGTCCTCGTCGGCTTCCAGGCCCTTGGCCGCATCAAGGAGTTCGTCCTTGTTATTGCGCATGGAAAACTCCGGCCCGTCGTCCTTAACAGGATCCTTATCGTAGGTAGCGGCCTTCGATGTCTCCTTCTCCTGGCCGGTGGTCCCCCCGGGCGCGTCATAGTCCTCCTTCGAACGCTCTACCAGGCCCTCGCCGCTGATCTTCTCGAACGGATTTTGGTCGGTACCGTCGCCGAGGTCCGCGATATCGGTATCCGCCTCCTCTTCCTTCGACTTGCGCTTGATATCGGTAATCTTTCGGTCCTTCAGGCGGGGCGCATGGGCCTCGGCCTGTTCGGGGGTGAAGAACGCCTGGTTATCGGAGGTAATGAAGACCTCGTCCTGTTTCGGGTATCGTGCGAAAACGTGATCGGCTACTTGTTGCTTTGTCATGGTTAACTCGTTTTTAATTTCTGTTTGAACGGTTCCGGATCAGCTGCGAAGCGATGTCGCCCACTTTCCAGATCCCGACCGCAATGGCCAGCCATTTTACGATGGCCAGCCAATCGGTGCGGCCTCCTTTCTCTAGGGTTAGCCTCTGTTCGCTGACGGTCTCCCGCAGCATGGTAATCGTTTCTTTCTGCACCTCGACCGCCTCCTTCAGCTCGTCGCATTCGCAGCTCGCCTCTATCAGGTCGCCGTTTCGGCTGAGCGATACGGTGGCGGCGCCTGTCCTTGACCTGGTGGGCTCCTTGCCCAGCTGGTCGAGCTTTCTGCTCAGGTTGGCCATCTCGGCGTCCCTGACCACCAGTACCGTATCCTGCACCTCGAGGGTGGTGTAGGTACTGTCGCGTACCGTTACCTTTTTCTCGTCCTGTGTTTCCCGGCCGGTACGGCAACTGGCCACACAGACCAGGAACAAAAGGATAGGCAGGGCTCTCGCAATTTTCATAATGTCATGTTATGTCCCGGTAACCCAGCACCCTGTGCCTGCGATAGGCCTGTATGCTGACGCGGTTCCCCTGGTTTCCCCCGAGCAGATAGACCCAGTTGGGTGTCTGTCGGATGAAAAGGCCCACGTGGCCCTTCCAGCTCTTGGGGTGCTCCCTCCACAGAACTACCACATCGCCCAAGTGCGGTTGGTCCACCGGTCGGCCTACGCCGAGCCAGCTCTTGGCATTGAGGCGTCCGCTATAATCGCAACCGGATTTCAATGCCACCCAGTTGACAAAGGCGCTGCACCATGAGGTCTCGTCCTTCAATCGCTTTCCGTCGAAATCGGTCTCGTCAAAATATTTAAGAACCTCGGGGTTATCCTCTTGTCCGGCAATCTCGCGATGTCCAAACTGTCTCAGGGCAATTTCTATCAATACCTGTCTTTTCAGCATCATACGCCCTTGATAAATGCGGCCGGGCCGCCCCCGTGGGGAAGCTGGCCGCCTGCGATAGGCTGGCCAGCATCTTTAACTAACTAACTCAAATTCCTTATATGGCATTCGCCTGCTTCAGCAGGGCGATACCGGCGTAATCGGATCGCCGCGCCCGGCCCCCCATGCGTACGAGCATCGAATAGATGTCCGCGTAGTGTACGGGGTTGCCCTCGTTCTGGAACATCTTGATGGTACCGGTGGCCCTCTCGACCGCCTGCTCGTACCATACCAGGGCGGCCTCGTCGTCGGTAGTGGCACCGGCGGCCCCGGGCGCGTTCAGCGCACCGGCGTCGGTCAATGTGGCCACGGTGCTCCGTGTGTGTATCTTAAAGCCCTGGGCCTTGGCGATGACGCCCATCCGGCGCTCCTTTTCGGTGGTCGCCTGCATGTAGGTGGCGGTGATCTGGCTCTCCGCGGGGAAGAGCTCGGCCATCATGCCGGGCGGCAATAGAACGTGCATCTTGCCCTCTATCCATCGCTTTTTCGTGCGCAGGTAGGTCTGCAACCGCTGTAGGTCGTTCAACCTGGCGGCCTTACGGTTGCCGGTGGCACCCGGGGCGGAGGCGGGGACTGCGGCACCGGTAGTTTCCAATATGTTTTCCGCGGGGATCTGGCTGGCGGAGTAGCCCAACGATGCGGGCGACTTCAACCAGTTCTGTATCATCCACTCGGCCATGACCTCCTTCAGGTTGTCAAGGTCCTCCTCAAGAACGCTCTGCCTTTTGTCGTAGCTCAGCTCGTGGGTATCGGCGTCCGGTATCTTGACCGGGTCGCTGGTATATTCGTCGATAAGGTAGATGACATCGGTGTCGGTACGCTTCCTGATCGTGGCGGGGAAGGTCGTCCGGTTCTTGACCACGTTGCCCGAGCCTCCGGACTGGGGTATGTGCACCGCGATACCGTTGATCACGTTGTCATCGGCGGAATGGGAGAGGTTCAGGAACTCGTTGCCCTTGAACAGCTCCTTTTCTATGGTGTTCTCCCATATCTCGACCTGGATGCCCCCGAGGGTGTTCGAGGTATCGGAAAGCGACAGGGCGGTACCGGTGACGAATGCCACGGCGGCGGAAAGGCCCAATATGGCCGGTGACGCGCCGAACGTAATGGAGGCCAGTACGAAATAGATCAGCGTCAGTACGGCGAAGGCCAGGGGTTTGAATCGTAGGTTTTTCATGGGTCTGTAGGTTATAGTAAGATTTGGGGCGATGGGAACGCCTCGGGTTTATGATTTTTTGGGCCTAGCCCTCGTACTCTTTATCGAACTTCTCTTTCCACTTCTCCTTGAAGCCTTCAAGGTTTTCGGCTTTAAGGGCGGTAAGCTTGCCGCTATCGTCGAGCTCGTCGAAGGAAAGCTTCATCAGCTCTTCGGTATTCTCGCCCCCGGGCTTGATGGAGCCGTTAACGGTAGGCGCTCCCTTCATCTTGCCGAGAATGTCCTTGGCATTGTCGAGGCTGAGCTTTACGAAGTCCTCCTTTTGGTCGGCGGTGATCTTTCGGTCCTCGACGGCCTTGTCGACCAGGGCGACCAGTTCGCCGTTCTCCGACAGCTTTACCTGGTCGGCCAGTTTCTTCTCGGCTTCTTCCTTGGCGGTCTTCAGTTTGCCGATCTCGTTCTTTTGGGTATCGGCAAGCGTGACCAGTTCAAGGATCGCCTTGTGGGCGTCGGCCTCGTTGGCACCGTCCGATAGTTTAAGTAGGCTGAGCGTCCCTTCGGACAGTTGGATCAGTTTCATGTTCGTATTGGGTTTTGGGTTCTGTTCAAAGAAGGAAAGCTGTACGATTTCCTGCCGGTCGTTATATAGGGCCACCGAAAGGGCCTCGCTATTGCTTCCGATATCGACCAGGCTTATTTCCTTCAGTACCGATCGCTCGAGCCACTTGTCGTTGCCGTCCTCTACAAACTGTAGGGGCAACAGACCGGCGCTGGCCATCTTGATGGTACCGTTCTCGACCTTGTTCATGATCTTCATGGCGAAGGTGTCGTTCGAATCGAAGGCGGGCACGCCCGACATTTTTCCGTCCGCATCCTCCTTGATGTCCTGCCATTCGCCCAAGGGAAGTATCTCGTCCTCACGTTCGCCCTTGGGGCGCTGGTGCATCCATAACAACAATGGGTTGTTGCGGAAGTCGGAGAGCTCTATTCCCTTGGTGCGCACTCGGAAGCCCTTCGAGTTCTTGTCCTCGGTCGTAAAGGTGAATCGCTTGGTACTTTTCTTCAGCATTCCTGAAAACGGGTTCGTTGCAATTGAGGTCACAAATCAACATCGCTTTGAGCCGCGAAAAAAATCGGTATGCACCGACCGTACACCCCGCTGCCCTAAATCAGGGCAGTTAACGGGGGTACGCGCGCGCGTTAATTTTACCCGGGGTGTTATATGGTGCAAATTTGCCGCATGCCGACAAGGGAGACCATCCAACGCAAAAAGGACTACGCGAAGCTGCTCTATACCACCCAGGGCGTCACGGTGGGAAAGGAACTGGCCGAAAGGGCCGGGGTGTCCGAGCAGTCCATAAGCAAGTGGAGGAACGAGGAGAACTGGGAACACCTGCGCGCCTCGGTCATCATCACCAAGGAGAGCGAGATCAAACGTTTCTACGCCCAGATCGTCGAGCTCAACGACCACATCGACGCCCGCGAAAAGGGCCATCGCTTCGCCAACAGCAAGGAGGCCGACGTACAGCTAAAACTCACCGCGGCGGTCAAGAACCTTGAGACGGAGACCTCGGTCGCCGAGGCCATCGAGGTGCTGAAGAACTTTATACAGCACGTGCGCCAGTACGATTACGAGCAGGCCATGGCCATCACCACCGCCGCCGACGGCTATGTCAAAACCCTGATGAAGTAGATGGCGAAGCTGAAGGACAGAAAAGCGCAACTGGATTGGGACGAGTTCGTACAGAACATGAACCGCGACGCCCCCGTCGACCTGAACGAGACCGTTCCGGAGAAACGGAAGCGTATCGCCAAGCTGGAGAAGGACCACGAGGCGTGGTTCAAGTACTATTTCAGCAGCTTCTATACCAGCGAGCCGACCGATTTCCACAAACGCAGTACCCGGCGCATCATGCGCAACCCCGAATGGTACGAGGTACGCGCCTGGTCGCGGGAGCTCTCGAAGTCCGGCCGCACCATGATGGAGGTGCTCAAGCTCGTGCTGACCGGCCAAAAGAAGAACGTCATACTGACCAGTAACAGCGAGAGCAATGCCGAGCGGTTGCTGGCACCCTATAAATCGATGCTCGAAAAGAACGAGCGCATCATTCACGACTATGGAAAACAGGAAAGGCACGGCCGATGGTCTTCTACCGAGTTCATTACAAGGAACGGGGTCGCGTTCAGGGGATTGGGAAAAGGTCAGAGCCCTAGGGGAACCCGTAACGACGCCATCAGGCCCGATGTACTAATCGTCGACGATTTCGACACCGATGATGATTGCAGAAATCCCGATATCTTAGATAAGCATTGGGACTGGCTTGAAAATGCCCTTTATCCAACTCGTTCGGTATCCGTACCGCTCCTGGTCATCTTCTGCGGGAACATCATCGCCGAGGACTGTACCATCCTCCGGGCCATGAAGATGTCGGACTTTTCCCAGGTCATCAACATCCGGGATAAAAACGGACGTAGCACCTGGCCCCAGAAGAACACCGAGGAAATGATCGACCGCACGCTGAAGCCAATCAGCTATAATGCCCAGCAGGGGGAGTATTTCAACAACCCCATCAAAAAGGGCAAGGTCTTCAAAAAATTGAACTACAAGCGCCTGCCAGGCTACAGGCGCTACAAATGGATGATCGCCTATACCGACCCGAGTTACAAGGCCGGGAAGAAGAACGACTTCAAGGCCACCGCCCTGATCGGTCGTTACAAAGACGAGTACCATGTCAAGTTCGTGCGCTGCGCCCAAACGACTACGGCCATCATGCTCGACTGGCAGTACCAAATATTGAAGGAGACCGGTGCGCAGGTACCGGTATACTTCCTCATCGAGTGGCCCGCCATCGACGAAACGCTGAAACGCGAGATAAATGCCGCCAACCTAAAGAACGGTATCACCCTGCCCCTGAAGGCCGACGAGCGCGACAAGCCCGACAAGTTCTTTAGGATCGAGAGTTTGCTGGAACCCCTCAACCGAAATGAAAAGCTCTGGTTCGACGAAAAGCTGAAGGATAGCCAGCACATGCAGGACATGGAGGCGCAATTTCTCGCCATCAGCCCCACGAGCCGCGCCCACGATGACGGCCCCGATGCCGTCGAGGGCGGTGTCTTCGCCGTCAACGCCAAGACCCTGGCCGATGTGAGCAAGCTACAGGTAATGGCCGGGGGCCGCGTAAAAAGTTCTAAACACCACTGATATGCTAACGGAACACGATTTTAAGACCCGTATCTATCCCGAATTGATAGATGCCATATCCCGCGAGGAAGACCATGTGCTCGACTCCGCCATGGCCGCCGCGGAACAGGAGGCCAAGGGCTACCTGCACCGCTACGACATCGATGCCCTTTTCGGCGCCACCGGAAGCGATCGCGATGCGGCCCTGCTCATGAAGCTGAAGGACATCGCCGCATGGCACTTTATCGTACTGGCCAATGCCGACGTACAGCTCGAGCTGACCAAGACCCGATACGACGAGGCGGTCGAATGGCTGGGGAAGATACAGTCCGGAAAAATATATTACCAAAACTGGCCCGTACCGGTCTCCGGCACGTCGCCCAACGAAAACGACAGCTGGATCGTGGCCAGCAGGCCCAAACGTACCACCAACTTCTAAACACCCATTGAATGGCAACCAGATCGAGTGCATTAACGGACAGGAAAGAGCCCAAAAAGGCAGGGGGCGCACCGCCGAACGTGGTCATCCAGAAACTGGACGTCCGCGGGTGGAACCGTACCGAGCAGGACGTGCCCAAGTGGCGCATGGCCATAAAGTCCTTCGAGGGCATGATGCCCAGGCGGCAACTGCTCTACACCCTGTACGCCGACGTCATGCTCGACGGCCATGTAGAGGCCGTATGGGGCAAAAGGCAGGATGCCGTCTGCGATGCCAACTGGAAGTATCTCGACGCCAACGACGAGGAGGTTGGGGATATCAACGACCTGATCGACTCCATCGGTTTCGACGACCTGCTGAAGAACATCATCGACTCCCGGGCGTGGAACTATAGCATCATGGAACCCCGGTTCTGGCGGGACGATGACGGGGGATGGGAGATGGATGCCGGTCTAATACCGCGCCTCCACTATCTTCCGGAGGAAGGTCTCGTCACCGAGCAGGCCAACGGCATCAGCGGCATCAACATCCGCGAGGGCATCTATGCCAAGACCGTGATGGAGGTCGGCGACGTGAAGGACCTGGGGCTGTTGGCCAAGGCGGCACTGTACCAGGTACTCAAGCGCGGAGGGCTTGGCGACTGGGCGGCGTTCATACAGACCTTCGGCAATCCGCTTATCGATGCCGTATGGGACGGCTATGACGAGAAGCAGCGCATACAGCTCAACGATGCGCTGAACAAAATAGGCCCGGGCGGTGTGGTCATCCGGCCCGCCGGTACCGAGATCGATATCAGGGAGAACAATACGAAGGACACCGGCGACGCCCACGGCCATCTGATGAACTTTCTCAACACCGAGATCAGCAAGGCCCTGCTCGGTACCACCGAGACCACCCAGAGCAGCCAGAGCAGCGGCTATGCCCAGAGCAAGACCCATGAGGCCGAGGACGAGCGGAAACATGACAACGATATCACCTTCGTGCGCAAGGTGCTCAACAGCCGTTTCAAGCGCATACTGGCCGCCCACGGTTTCGATACGCGGGGCGGCAGGTTCGTCGTACAGGGCGAGGAGACCGAGCTGACCAAGAAGGAAATGTTCGAGATCCACCGCGATCTTGCGGATAAAATGGGGCTGCCCATCGACCACGATTTCCTCTACGAGACCTACGGCGTGGCCAAGCCCGAGAACTACGATGAGCTGATGGCCAAAAAAGAGGCGGACGAGGATGCCGAAAGGCAACGGCACTTGAACCCGCCCCCTCCGGAACCGGGCAAGGGCGATCCGGCGAAGACCGGCAAAAGGCCCGCCCCGAAAAAAGAGGATCCGCCCGAAAAGAAAGAGCCCGTCAACCTCTCCGAAAAGGCCTGGTACCTGAAACTGTTCGAGCGTTTTTTTCCGGAGGCCCCGGCGGTGACGACCGGGGCGATAACGGCCTGTTCACATCACCACACGATAAAACTTAACGATGCGGAAGTTTTCGATAACGACGGGCTTGTTCGACGCGTATGGGATGCAAATGGTAAGCTCTCTTTTGATGCACGGCTGTTCTATGCAACAGGCGATACGCTTGTTGGAGGATTCAAAAAAGGATGGGACGATGCCTCAAGGGTCACCCTGGCCGACGCCCCCGGATTCGAGTACGGAGCCCTAGACCCCGCACTGCTTACGGCCTTCGAGCAGAACCTCTTTAGGTTCGCGGGTACCAAGACCCTGGTCGAAATTCAGGCCCTCAACCAAATTTTTAGGGAAAGCAGCAGCTTCGACGAATTCTATCAGGCCGCCTCGGCACGCGCCGAGATCTTCAACAAGGATTGGCTCGAGACCGAATACGCGACGGCGGTCTTGACCGGCGAGGCGGCCAGCACCTACCACCGGCTAAAAGGGCAGGCCGATATATTCCCGTACTGGATGTACCGCGACCAGGGCGACGACCTGGTACGCAAGGCCCACCGTTTGCTAGACGGAATAGTGCTGCCCGCCAACGACGCGAGGTGGAACAAGCTCTTTCCGCCCAACGGCTGGAGGTGCCGGTGCTACGTCTTACCGCGCCTGAAGAACGAGGTTAGCACCGCACAGCTTCAAAACGGCCGCGAACGGGCCGATGCCTACCTCGGTTCCCCACAGGGAAAAAAGGAGACCGATATGGGGTGGGGCGTCAACCGGGCCGATAGCGGGGAGGTCTTTACCGCGGCACAGCGGTACGCTGGCAAGTTCCCCGGCAAGGCCGGTAAGAAGCTCGACGGCCTGCGCTTTCACGATTTCGGGCTAAAGAGCTACAGCCGGGCGCGAAAGGTCGCCACGGACGAGGTGAGGCCCTTCGAGGGCTCCGCGAGGGAGTTCTACGATGCGCTGGAGGAGTTCGAGGGCCAAAAGGTCGTTCGCGATTATCACAAGCGGCCCCTCAAGGTAGACCCGAAGAACTTCGCGCGCCACAGCACCGAGCGCAAGGCGTACCGTTCGGCCTATATCGATGCGATGCAAGAAACGCTAAAAAGCCCCGACGAGGTGTGGATGAGCGGTAGCAAGATGGACAACGTGGTCTACCTGAAGTACTACAAAGGCAAGACGATCATCGTGGTGGGCAACATCAGGAACGGAAGACTTGAGCTTAAAAGCTGGTTCGACCTCGCCGAGCGCAAGGATGTAATTAAAAAATATAGAAAGGGATTGCTGGTAGTGCGAAAGTAGCCCGCACCGATCTGAGGGAAGGTGGGGATTGCTCCGGAAGCCGCGCCGTCTTTATCGATCCTCGGTGCCCCCGTCATCCCCTAGGGCTGGCTCCTCGTTATGCGCGGCTTCCGGCATGGGTACAAATATACGATTAAAATGGCAGACCTCTCGAAAATAGACCTGTACTTCGACCGCTTCGACGACGACTTCGACCTCATCGTGCCTAATGTGGTCGCCGAGACGGCCGCAGAATACTATAAGGCCAATTTTAGGGACGAACAGTGGGAGGGGGTTCCCTGGCAGCCGCTCAATCCTAGCTATGCCGCCAAAAAGACCAAGGGCCGGGGCCGCATATTGGTCAGGGAAGGCAAGCTGATCAACAGCATACGCCCCAGCGAGGCGACCGTGGAAAGGGTGACCATCTCCGCCGGTGGCCCCAGGGTGCCGTATGCCAGGCCGCACAACGAAGGGCTTCGCATCACCGGCGTCGCCAAGGTGCGCAGCTATACGAACGCCAATTTTTTCGGAAGTGGCAGGCCCCGGAAGATAAGGGCCCATACCAGGCGTTTCGATTTCCGGATGCCCAAACGTCAGTTCATGGGGCCGAGCCAGGCCGCCAACCAGCTCATCAGGGCGCGATTGATCGCCGCCTTTGAAGCGAGATAAACAAAATATCATGGCTAAAAAAGTAAGCAAATTCGAGGACGGAAACGGCGATGTTGGATATTTCTTTCACTGTGAAGGCTGCAATGGTACGCATTCAATATTCGTCAAAGGAGAAAATGTTCCTAATTGGTCATTTAATGGCAATGAAGAGCAACCAACCTTCAGGCCCTCGATCAGGGTAAGATGGGATGAGGGAGAGGCACAGACTAAAAAGATGTGCCACTCATTTATTACCGATGGCAAGATTCAATATCTAAATGATTGCACACATAATTTGAAGGGTCGGACTGTCGACTTAATGGATTTTTAATCTCAACCCTATGAAACAGATTTATAAGGAGATTACCGCCCGCCTCGAGGAAGAGGTGCGCGAGCTGAAGTGGATCGATATGGACAAGAACCAGATGACATTCTCCGGAACCGCCGTACTGTTCCCCGCCGCCCTGGTCACCATAAGCTGGAGGACCACACAGGACATCAGCGACACGATACAGAACAAAGACCTGCTAATACAGGTAAAGCTCTGCTTCGACTTCTCAGGCAACACGAATACGAAAACGCCGCTCATACACCGCGACAGGAGCTTGGAGTACTACGATATCGTCGAGAAGGTAGATAGGGCATTGCAAGGATGGTGCGGTAGCGTATTCAATCCCCTTAGCAGCGTACAGTTGGCTGGGGAGAAAAGGCCCGACGCCTATAAGGTCGAGACGCTCGCCTACCGGTCATCGTTCCGGAGCGACACGGCAAAAGAAGATTAGTTTCTGGGGCGGTAAGACCAGTCGTACCAGGGGTAGCGTTTCTTGAGCTCCGCCGCCGTGGTCTCGTTATCGACCAGTTTCTGAATGAACGCCGGGCGCGTCTCAAGCAGGTTGACGATGGTACGGTCGCTGCGGTCGAACTCCATCTCGAGCTGCACTAGGCAATCGCGGTAGAGCATGCGGCAGATAGCGGCGTAGTAGTAGTAGCGGCAGGCGATCTTGTCCTTGACCCGCTCGTAGCGCTCGACGTGCTTGGGGGTACCGCTCTCCTCTTCCGGAAAGAGGTTGCCCTGGATCAGGTTCTTGTGAAGGGTGTGGCGGCCGCGCTGCATAGTGTAAAGGTATAAAAAAAGCCCCGATGTCGGGGCTTTCTCTGATTTGGACGGTTTTACTTTAAATTCTATCATAATCAAAATCGGAAACATCGAACTCAAAAATACGATCGCCATCGTAGACCATCGGTATTTCAACTTTCATGGTTTTAGCACCGATCATCATACCGTAAAGTTTCGCGGAGTTTTCCACAACGACAAGTTTGTTATCGTCTCCAAACTCAATCACCTTGTAGTATATGGGCTCTTGATCATCCATCCTAATCCTGTAAGCATCTCCAGTACGGTATTTAATTTGTCCGTTGCCAACATTTAAAAAGAATTTCACCGTTCCGTTCACCTTCATGGCATTTAGCATACATCTTGTGCCTTTATCATAAGGAAAGGATAAATCTACCTTATTGCTGGAGAGCACGCTTGCAAACTTGGTTTCAACTTCTGACATTTCATCGACCGTATTGTGGTACTGCCAAGTCAATTCGTCTTGTGCATGCGCGGTTGAAACAAAAATGATTGCGATTACCAGGTTAACAATAGTTTTCATAATTTATGGTTTATAATGAATACTCTTTTAGCCTGCTCGGGGGTCAGTTCCAACTCCTTGAGCAGTTCGGCGACGCTGGTATTGTCGCCCATCACAAGGTGGGTCTTGACGAACCTGAACATTTCACGCTCGTGCGGGTAGAGCTTGATTCCGGTCTTGCGAAGGCCGGTCTCCAGTTCGTGCCACCTTTTGACCAACAAGGCTCGTACCTCGTCGTTGAACTTGGCAATAATATACAAACTTTCTTCTTTTGACAGCGAGTACATTGGTCTTTTTTCGCCTTAACTTGGCAGCAATTAAGCCCACACACCCAATTCTACTTTATTTTTTTCAATGGATTCAATTAAATCAGGTCGTTCATAATCTTTCTCAGAACATTCATGAGCCGTCAAAAACCCTTGCTTAAAATCATCATCAGTAAATGAATTTATGGCATCTGTTTCGTTTTCGGCTTTTACAAAGCCTACTAATAAGTTTCGCTCTCTGTCTTGACCTGCGAATTGGTCAACTAAAAATTGATAGATTCCAAAATATTTCATCGTTTCTAAATTAACTGTTGCCAACAATTGCTAAAAACAAGCCGCAGACAGCGTTTACGGCTTGAATTGAAAGTTTATTTGTGCGGCCATATTTTTAGCACCGGCCCGTTGCATCCGTGTATTCAACCAGCGCAAAATTGCGCTCGCCTTTCGGTCAGAGCACCCTTAGGGGTGTGCCTATCGTTAAAATGAAGTTTAGAGATTCTCTCAAGTTGCTTTAGGTCATAAAGCCGTCGTGGTTACGGCCCCCGTGTTGTCTACCGATATGCGCACCCTCTGGAGCCCGTCGGGTGACGTCAATACCAGTCCCTGCCCGGCGGTGGACGTCTCGATATCGTTCGTGAATACCGGGGCCTCTATCGGGGCCTTTTGGGCCAGCAGCGGCGGTACGGCCGGCAACGGCGAGATCCGCCCGACATCCCCGACATTGAATACCCCGCTTACGATTATGTTCGACCAGGTGGACGTGGCGGTCTGGCCGCCGTAGTTGTGGTGTTCCATACGCATGTATATAGGCTCACCGGCGAAATCGAAGGTTACCGTTTCCTCGTAGAGCGAAAAATCGACCCCGTCCGTTCCTGCGGAAAAGGTGACCTGGTCGCCCTCGATCCTGATCTTCAGGTAATAGTCGTCTACGTCGTTCTTGCGCAACGGGGTATTGACCTTGGTATTTGTCGAGCCGTCGAACCTGTTCGTACTTATAACATAGTTGCTGTCGGCGATGAAGGCGACGTACCTGCCCGACTCGCCTGTTATCCTGAAACGCTGCTCCGGATACCTTCCGGACACGCTCATCAGCACGGAGGCCTCGATTGCGCCGTCGTAAGACTTGTCGTGCCTCACGATTGCCCCGGAACTGCCGACGGCACCGGTGTTGGTGAACACGAACCCGTTGTTCTGAACCACGGTCGCATAATCGTTGATACCGTTTGTGAGCGTCCATATTTTTTCGTCCACAATGGTGCCCGTAGCGGGGTAGTCCACGTCCTTTACGGTGTAATATCTGCCCTGCCCCAAAATTTCGTTCAGCATCAACTGCGAGACGTTAAGGCTGTTGGTCAGGCCGTCGACCTTGCCCCGGTCGACGGCTCCTGAGATATCGTCGCTTACTATGAGGTCTTTTTCGGCGAGCGCGCCGGTGTTACGGGTGGGGTTGAGATCCTTTAGTCCGGTAGGCGTCAGATCTTCTTCGGGCACGATGCCCATCATTGAGAAGTCTATGTATTCCAGTTCCGCAAGTACGGGATCGGAATACCAGTCCTTTCGTGAAATCGTAAAATCACCGTTGTCGGGATCGGCGAACCCCGGATTGTAATCGATGATCTGGTTGTCGATATCGGTGACCCCCGTACCCGCTATGCCCACATACTGACCGCCGAGGATGCCCTTGACGATCGTGGAATTGTAGGCCACGTTATCCTTGAATACGTTCCTGTCGAGTGCGGGCAAGGTGTTCGCGTCGACGATTTCCTTTACCTTCGGGAATCTTTTATTGAAGCGAGATGCCGTGTTGGGAAAATCCACTTCGGCAAGGTCGGCCGATGTGTCCGCGGAACCTAGGAATGACTGCCAAGATGGCTCGTCGTGGACCTGTACATAGCCCAGGTTGCGGCCCCACGATATATTGTTCCTTACCGTGTGGTCCGTACCGCCGTTGGCCTTGAAAAGGGCGGCCTGAACGCCGGAGCCGGTCCTGTTGGTTATCACCCTCTCGACCAACAGGCCGGAATTTTTATCATCTTCATAGATAAACTGCACTCCTGTACCTCCTAATCCGTTTTCATTCTGATCGCCGAACACGTCGTGGATCCAATTGCCCCTGTTGGTGATGTCGCGGCCCGAATAGAACGAGCCGAAGTCCGAGACTTCCTGCAAGGTCCTGGTCACCCTGCCGTAACCTATGTCGATGTTCTGCCCGCCGTACTGCACCGCAACACCGGGCGAAAGGTCGAGATCGAAGTGGTTGAGGACCGTGCCGACCCCCTGTATCAAAATCTGGTAGCCGAAGTCGTGTACCTTTACGTTCTGCGCCACACAGTTCCCATTCGTCTGGGCGAGATCGTCGCCACCGCCGAACCGCAATGGACTAAGGTTGATCGCGCGGGCATCGTAGTTAAGTATCCGGTTGTTGTAGACCCCTGCGACCGGAAAATCTATGCCGTCGCCCTCGACGTTGTATACGCCCAAGTCCTTTAGGGTGACGTTATTGCCGGCCGTGGATTTGACCGCGTCGATACGGTTAAGTTCCACGTCGATCCCGACTATGTTTACGTGATCGCAACCGGTGAGGGTGATGCCCACTTTCTCGGAAAGCGACAGCTTTACCGTAGAGTCCGGCCCGAAATCGGCGGGGGGTATGAAGTACAGTATATCGTTGGTCTCGTCTACCGCTATCTCGTTCGGATCACGGATGAACTCAAGGGTATTGTCGACCTCGTACCTCACTTCCGAAAGTAGATCGTTCTCGTAGTTGAGACCGTACCAACTGCCCTCCTTGAGCTTGATCGTGTTGGTGGCGGGGTCGATGGTCTCTATACGGGCGGCGGTCTCGAAATAGGTGACGCCGTAATAGCCGCGGATCACGTTGTCGCCGTTCGCCGCCAGGTTGTCCAAGATTTCCTCGGTATACGTGAACGTGCCGCCATCACTGTCGAGTGTGGCATCGTCCCTTCTTACCGATCCGGGCGCCACGATGCTCGACATCCTCAGGTACCCGTCCGAATGGGGGCCTTCCCCCTCTTTCGGGTACTTGCTGTACCTGAGCCTCTTGTCGTCTATATAGAGTTTGCCCTCCGGGTTCGGCAAGGGGACGTCGACCCCGTTCACCCTTTGGGTCTCGACCCCCGCCCCGGGGAAGGTACGGTACACTCCCTTGTCGGCGATGGTGAGTCCCAGGTCGGCAAGGTCTATCTGCCTGACGGCCTCCTTTGCGGCGGGAGCGATTATCCGGTCCTTCACCGACTGCGGTACGGCCGTTACGTTCGCGAACGGAACGTTCACGCCGCCCGAGAGCACGACCTTCTCGCCGTTCCACGCCGAATAGGTTATCGGCGATTCCGGGGTGCCCGAATCCTGGGCCTCCAGTACCAGCGCGTGCCGTTCCAGGTCGTACGTACCGCCCCTGAGCCAGACCACTATGTTGCCGGTCGGCAGTCCGGCCAGGGCCCGCAGGGCGTCCCTGGCCTCCGTGGGCGACGAAAAGGGGGATCCATAGCTGCCGTCGTTGGCCGGGTCGCCGTCAACGGAGACCCAGTACTGTAGCGCGATGTCGGACAGGTCTATCAACTGTTCAGGGTCTATCGCAAGGCTGCGCTCGAACTGCCTTACGCTGCTCTCCGTTACCGTCGCGTCGGAGCCCGCGGGGCCCTGTATGCCCTGCGGGCCCTGGGGGCCGTCGTTGCCGGGGTCGCCCTTGGGGCCCTGTATGCCCTGTGGGCCTACCGCCCCGTCCTGGCCGTCCGCGCCGGGGTCGCCCTTGCTTCCCTGGATGCCCTGGGGGCCCTGGGGTCCGGCCGGCCCTAAGGGGCCCTGGGGGCCTTCCGGGCCTTGGGGCCCCTGCGGCCCCGCGGGGTTCAACACTGCCACGGTCACTATTTCGTTGGTCTCGGTGATCTCTATGTTTATATCGCTCATGGTTATTGGGTTAAGTCAGACTTTACTTTCTGTTCGCAATTAAAATAGGTAGTAACCTTGCCTTCGGTGTCGGTCACCTGTACCTGGGATATGTACCTGTTCGGGGGCATGTCGGCCTTGTACCGCTCGAGGTCGAAACGGCCGTCCAGGGCGTCCGTTATGGTCAGGCCTTTGGCGGTCGGGGTCTCGAGGGTCTTGGCGAGATAGCTACCGTCGTTGTAGGGCCGGAACTGCATCTTGATGCTGCAACCGGTCAGGTCGAGGGGGGCGCCGTCGACCGTGATCCGAAAGGATATTTTCTTTCTGGTGTGGTCGCCGGTGACGATGTTGGGCAATTGGTAGTGTTGCATGTGGTATAGTGTTTATCGTTAATTTTCCAGATATAGGCCCTTATTGAGCTGAGTTTTGTAATCACCGCCCTCGATACCTTGCAGAATCAGTCTGTCGGCGCATTCCTTTCTGGTCATTGCTTCGGTGTCCAATCTGACCAGTTCGTTTTCTTTGTACAGTTTGCTGGCTATGACATACTGTGAGAAAAACAGTTGCTGCAATTCTTTGCGTCTTCGATCTTTGGCCTTGGCCTTCCGGCACCGGTTGATCTGTGGGCTACATAATTTTTTGAACTGGGCCTTCATATGCCTTCGGTAGTATTCATAGGCGCAGTCGAGAAGCGCCCAGTCGCCATACTCGAGACGGACTACTATTTCACGCTTCATCCGGGTGTCCCGAAATAGCTGGGGTTCCTTATGAAGAAGAAGAAAACCCGTAAGAGTTTGAATCAACCATATTTCCAATTGGCTACTGTACTTGAAACGGTATTCCTCGGTGCCTACCGTCTTTAGCTTGTCGCTGCTGATGTTGTACTTTTTGACCAGCCTTTCGAAGGCTTTTTTAGCGGCCGCCCTTTCGTCGTCGATGCCGCGTTCCGTCAATATTTGAAGCTTAGCGAGCTTTACCAATACCTGTTCTTGTGTCATTTAATCAGTGATTAATATTAATACTCATCCGCCCAGCACTTCTCCTTGAGGTAGCGCTTGGCGTCCATCTTGTTCTTCCAGGTGTGCAGGCGCAGGTGGTTGTTGTAGCGGCGTATGCCGTCGAGGGCCCTGATGCGGTCGGCCTCCTTGAGCTTTTTCCATTCCTTTCGGGCAGGTATCTTGTGTACTTTGTGGGCGTAGGCGTTCCAGAAGGCCTCGAAACTGGTGTCGGGGAATCCGATGGTTATATCGAAGTGCTTGCGCATTTCGCCCTGCATCCAGCTCTTGACGGTCGTTTCGGTATAGGGGAAGTTGCCCAGCACGAACAGCCATTTGACCTGCTTATCGTCGAGGATGCCGTCGAGCATTTCAAAGCTCCTTAAATAACCGTTAAGTTCGTATTTAAAGACCCAGACGTTTTCGCTGTTGCGGCTCTTGACGGTGTATGTGGTGAGCTGTTCGTTCATGTGTTGGGTATTTCAGTTTGAATATTGTAGCCGAAGCGGCACTGCAACTCGATTACGCTTTCATCTTTTAAATCGTGGCCATGTCCGACATAGACCGTTCTCTTCGGCGCGCTATACCTGAACCTATCCTTGATTTTCTGGTGCAACCGGTAACGTCGCCCACGTTCGACAAGATTAATGGGGGGGGGGTGGTTCCATTTTTCATTATGTTAGTTTTTGGTGTAAGGTATCGCGAACGCTCGAGGCGAGCGCGAAACTGTATTCGTCTTCGATTCGGTCGACGTTGGCACGGAGGAACTCCTCGAGCACGTCGGCCTCGTAATACTTCAGTTTGAACGCGAAGGGCTTTTTGCCCTCGGGCCTGTCTATCGCCTTCTTCGCCACCTTGACGCTTACCTCGTTCAGTATGGCCATTTTGGCGCGCACCGCCCGCACTTCCAGCACCGGGTGGTATGTCCGGTCGAACAGCGATCGAACGGCGGCCAGCTTGGGCGGGGTGAGCTTGAGCGTTATGTCGGCGAGCTGTGTCATCTACAATCGGTCTGCCAGTTAAAGGTTTCGCCGCAGTGCGGACAGTAGTCTTCGGTGGTCTCGCAGTTGACGGCACTTTCCACGGTTCGGGTCAGGAGGCCGTCGGGGTGTAGGCAGTGCCATTCAAAGCAAGATTCGCGGTCCACGTTACCGGCCAATACCTGGTTATTGGCGTAATGGTCGGCGATGAACTTGTCCATCCGTCTCTTGGAGACGGTAGGGCCAAGGTCGTCGGCGTACTCCGGGCCCCCTAATCGTGATAGATCTCTTGGTTTTGTCATGGGTGGTTTTTAATCGCTGTTCGTAGGGTTCTTAAACTGTGGTACACGGGTATCTTCATGGTCAGGGCGAGGTCGGTCTCTATCATGGCGCCCTTGCTGTCGGTATAATCGGGCAGGGCGAATACGGCATCGCAGCCCATCATCGCACGGACGCACTTTCGCATCGCGTCCTGCCAGGCGGCGTGCGGATCGTCGACGACGGTAAGGGGGTTGACGGCGTCCGCGCCCATGCTCCTGATTTCTTTATAGGCCTTTTCGAACTTTATGGCGCACTCGGCCATGTCCTCGCCACTGATCTTTCCTGCGATGTAGATTTTCATTTGAACTTCCATTTTATCATCCGCTCGAGGGCGTAGATGGTTTTTCCCAGCTCGTCCACAGTGCCGTTCTCCCCGCCGGTCATTTTCTTCAGCGGCTTTCTGACCGGTGCCTTGGGGTGGTGCTTGAGCCAGATGCCGAGCTGCTCGATGTCGGCGATTTCCCTGCCGGTATTGGGGTGGACCGTTTTCCACCCGTAGGTGATGCAGAGGCTCAGTACCTTTCGATGGCGGGGGTTCTTGGCGTCGAAGGCCCCGTAGGGATGTAACTTTGTTTTAGCCCGGGGCGGTTTTCCGGATAGCTGCTTGATAAGCCGGTCGGCCTGTTCGTAGCTCAGATCTTTGGTACTGCGCTTTTCGTTGTCTCCGGAGGCCCATTGCACGGCCTCTTCCTTGGTGTCGGTGTCGTAGCCGACGAGACTGTAGATGTACTGCCTTTGGGCGCCGGTAGAGGGTCTGTAAACTTTAGTTGTCATTTTCTTCAGTGTATTGTCGGTGCCAATTATAGATGTTGCATGGTTTGGGGCATTGGTAAAAGCATCTTGACACAGTAGGTATTTCTGTGCGTTTTTGTGGAATACAGGGTGTGGGCATGTCTTTATTTGCCATGTGGCGGGAGGGGGATTCGAACCCCCGGCCTCCGGATTATGAGTCCGGCGCGCTGACCATCTGCGCTATCCCGCAATTTCCTCCCTCTATCCCTGGGGAGGTCGGGTCCTTTCCGTGCCTTTGGGGGTTAATGCTTTCCCGGCCGGGTCCCCCCGTTCAGTCCGCCGTCCCTTATTCCACCGTATCTAGTCGGCTGCTAGGGAGGACGGGCGGACAATCAAGGCACGGCGCATCGGCCCCGAAAAGGGCCTTTCGTCTCTGCCGGCCGCCCTCACTGTCTTTCGGCATCCCGTTTGTCGGTCAACAGGGATGCGCCTACCAACCTCCAGCTGCGGTCTGGCCCTTTTTCGTACCGGTACCCGTTGGCCAGTTTCCGGGCCTCCAATATCTTGGCGGCCTTTAGGGCCTCCTGGGCCGATCGCTTCAAATGCCTGGGCTGGTTGGATATCTGGTCGGTGTTATCGGTCATCGTTACAGGTTTTGCCTTATCCATCCGTTGACGGCCGCCTGTTCGCTGGGCAACAGTTCTACGGCCGATACCCAGTTGCCGTTCATGTCGCGGCTGACTACCTTGCCGTTCACTTCGAGGACGCCATCGTCAAGTTGGTACAGTTCTATGCTCATATCAGTTCTTGAATTGCAGGGGATAGTAGGTCTCGCCGTTGTAGGGTTTCGGGTCGCCGAGCCATAGCCTTGCGGAGCCGCCCTTCTTGAAGGGGAACATGGCACGTACTTCCCTCACTGCCGCAGAGCTCGAGAAATAGGCCGTTCGGCCGTCGTTCTTCGTTTTTATGGGATACCCCCCCCCGTTCTGGAGACTTAGGTACCAGGCCTTTTCCTTCTCCCGGTCGCGGAACAGCTTGACGCTTTCGCCCTCCTTCAGGGAAAGGAAGGTGCGTGCATCGGGAGAGAAATTGATCTGGCCGTTGGTGCCGAAGTACAGGTACTTGCCCGCCGCCCCTCTTGTGGATATAAATTCTACCGGTCTCATACGCTTGCGAACGTTAGGTTGATGGTCTGCCACTTCTTGTCACTGCCGCGGGTCTTGAACTCGTAGCCGTAGCCCTTGAGGTGGTTGTTGTAGCTCTCCTTGATGAGCTTGAGCCCCTCTTTCCACCTCGGGTCGCCGTACCGCTCCTCGTGCTGCCAGAGGTTCATGACGCGGGCGTACTCGAGGTCGCCGTTCTCGTTCTTCTCGAGGAAGCTCATCAGGATCTCGTACAGGTCGATGTCCTTCTTCTTGATGGTATCGGAGAGGAAGTCCTTGATGAGCTCTACGGCCTTGGTGCTGCGCTCGTCCCAACTGGGCTCGGTGTCGCGCCGGCGGGTGACGCGCAGGGTGCCGGTGGCATCGGTGATGCTGAAGCCTCCCTTGCTGTTGCTGCGGAGGCCGCCGTATTCCCGTAGGGCGATTGCCTGCTCTTCCATCGAGGCGTGGCACATGGCCTTGAACTGTTCGAGCTCGCCCTGTAGCTCGATGGCGCGCTGCATGATCTCGCTGACGGTCTCGTCGCGCTTGGCCTCGTAGGCCTTGCGCTCTTTTTCTTGGCGCATGCGTGCGGCCTGTTTCTTTTTGGCGAGCAGCTGCTCTAGCTCCTCGGCGGTCATGTCGTCGACCGACTTTGATGCGGTTGTGCTCATGATTTACCGGAATTTTTGATACGTTCGACTTCCGTTTTGTCCATTTTCTTGTAAACTTCCAAACCGGTTTCCATTAGCTCCGAAAACTGCTCGTTCAGGCAAAACATTCGGGTAATCAGGAAAATTATTTCCCTGCCCCCCCCCCTCGACATTAATCATTGAAACCTCGTTTTTTAGTTCGATTTTTACTGTTGCATTCATATCAATAGAGTTAATTAGTTACTTATCCATTTACCACACCAGCAGCGAGAGCCGGTAGGCGTATTCAAGAACTCCCTGGTGTTGGGAATGGTCCTCCCCGTGCTGTCGCAGCCATGCCTCGATACCCTGCAAACGGTTATAGTTGCCAATCGGGTCGTTCGGCCAGCTTATCCGCTTGGGGCCTTTCGGCCAGAAGGGGGGTATGCTACGCCCGGTATACAGCGGGCCGAAATCGGAACCTACCGGTGCCCCTGTTGTACCATCACCCCGTAGAGGTGCCGCACCTTCTGGTCGAGGTGATCGGGCATCCGGTACCGCGGCTGCACCTGTGCGTCTGGGTTCTCGTTCAGCTGGTCGAGGCAGCCCATTATCGCGGCCCTTTCCTGGGAGAGGCAGATGCGCTGCCCCGGTGTCAATGTGTCGTTCATTTTGCTCCATCCTTGTACTTTTTTAAGCAGATCCAATCGGTCTAGCAATTGATCATTGTTCATTGTTCGGGGATAGTATTTCATGTTTGGTCCGTCGTTTTAGTTCGTCGAAAAGGCTTTTGGGAAAGACGTCCAGAAGAACCTCGGCATATTGGAGAAAGAGGTCTTGCATATTGCCCTCGTCCTTTAGCCCGGCATCCAGATAATCCCTGTTGTCCGTGTAAAATGCCAGCTCTACCTTGTGCGTCCACTGGTCACGGTACCAGTTCTGCAAATAATCGTCACGGACCATCTCGCCCAACGGCATCGCATACTCCTTGGCGAAGTGGCTGCACCAGATATTGAAGTGCGCATCGATACTGTTTTGGTATGAAAGGGCCGAAATGCCCATCGCCTTTCTTATTGCTTCCGATTTTCTCATTGTCTTTTTAATTATGCGATATCGCCCCAATATTCGGCGGCCCGCTTTTCGTAAATGGTGTACGGTTCTATGCCCCCGTACCGGCTTCCCTCTACTATGGCCTTGAAGCCCTCGACCCAGATCTTTATAAAGCTCATGTACTTCATGAACTTTGCCGGGCGGCCCGATGGCTGCTTTCCCTCGGCATGGCTTACCAGTATCAACTGGCAGTTCTTCTTCTCGCAGGCATCGAGCAGCTGCCTGTACATATCCTTCGACATACCGACCGCCTGTATGCTGTCGTAGAAGAGGAACATCGGTGTGACCCTTCCCTCGAGGCGGAGAAGGACATCCTCGAAAACGTCCTCCGAGAGATTGAAGTTCTTGCCTATCCCCGCCCTTCTCATGGCCTTTCTGAAGCTTAGGCTGTCGCCCTCTTCGGCACCTACGTACCACACCCGGCCGAACTTGGTCAGCATGGCGGCCATCTGTGTGAGGTAGCTGGTCTTGCCATTGGTGCTGTTGCCGCAGACAAACCAGCTGCCCCGTATCTCGGGCAGCCCGAAATGTTCCTTCCATTTGCCCTCGAAGGGCAGTATCTCGCGTGATTTGGTGTAGATGTCATTGGGTGACTTTAAGCGTTTCAGTTTTTTCTTTCGTTGCATAGGCCTCTTTCGGCCGTTGGTCGGTTGCCCCATGTGTCATTTAATCGCCGGTTAATCGTTGTTTGATTGGTCCCTTTTGGACTTGATGGCATGGATCTTCCGTGTTACGCGCCTCAAATCTTCCTCGCTGTCGTCGATGACCTTGCGAATGGTGGCCTTGTCATCGATTCCGTTGACGTTGCAGATCATGGTGATGTCCTCACTGCTGGGCGGCAGTATCTCTATGAAGCGGCGGCCCAACCGGCTGTATATCTCGTTATATCCCTTTTTGTTGAGCTGTACCCCGCGTATGATGCGTTTCTTGAGGTGGTCAGTGGCGATCAGGATGAACGAGCACCGGCCCTCGACGCCGTTGTACATGGTGATGAAAAAGCTAAGCACGTGGTCGGGGAGCTTGTCGTACTCGTCGAGTATGATCTGGGGCTCGTCGGTCATCAGCAACCGGCGCTCTACCTCTGACATCATCTCGGCGATGTTCATGCCGAAGTGGGGGCGGCCCATTTTTGTCAACAGTTCCTGAAGGAACCATTTACGGTTCCAGTACTCCCGGCACTGTAAGGCGTATACGTTGCGCTTGGTGGCCGCATGGTATTTAATGGTCATCGTCTTGCCGGTACCGGCAGGGGCTATGATGCCCATGGTCAGGGCGTGCCGCTGGGCGTCGTCGAACAGTTTGGAGAGCATTTTGAAGGCGGATGTCTCGACGATGGTCTCCTCTTCGGGATTGTACGATAGGGCGGCCAACAGGGTACGCCACATCTTTTCGGCGATCTTGTCCCACTTGCCGTTGATGACGTTACTGAGCGTTGCCGCGCTGATTCCGGACAGGGTCGCGGCCGCCTGGTTCTGGCTTTCGTACCGCTGCACGTAGTCCGTGGCGGCGTCGGCTATTTTTTGCTTGTATTCGTAATCGATTTCCATTGTGTGAGTTTTAGTTAGTATTGATCATAAATGTCGGATGAGTCGGTATTGCTGACATCCTTTTGGTACTCGGCAACGCTCTGCGGCTTCGACTTCTTCGGCTGTTTTTTCTTTGTTTTCTTGGTCTCGATGCCTTTCAGGGCGGGACTATTGAGGGCGTAGTCTTCGGGCCGCATCTTGAACCTGGCGAGGATGTCGTCGACCTTATCGCGCTTCTCTATGCGGTTTTTCTTGGCCTTATCGGCGACATTGCGATAGTACTCCGCCTCCCATTTCTCCTGCTCCTGGATGTTCCGTGCCGTCTCAAGCTTGGTCTCGGCGGCGGTAACCCGGCGAAGGCCGATGGGCGTCATCTCGTAGAGGTAGATCAGGCCCATGTCGTCGGGATCGTACTTGATGTGGAATTTACGGTCGACGTTATCCTGTAGAAATTCGATATCGGGCATTCGGTCCTCGTTGTAGACCATGTAGGTGTATTTTCGCCTTTTCTCGGTAAAGGTGAGGCCGTAGGCGTTCAGGGTGACGGGCTTGGCGCGCTCTATCCAGAAGATATCGACCATCTCCAAGGGTTCCACTGCGGGTGCCTTGGGGTTCTTGCTGCCAAGGTACATATCGATGCGCGGGCGATTGGTGTCAAAATGCAGCGATTGGTTCCATTCCAGTCTACACTTTTCGTATGCGGCGATGGCCTCCTTGAGTGTCGGCAGGTTTTCGGTGTTTGCCAGTATCATCTCCATGTTCGCCTGACTTTCGGCCTTATTGGTAGTTATGTTCATGCCGGTGAAGAACCATAGACGTTTCAGGTACTGCTGTTGAAAGCGGCCGAAGGCGCTCTCTATGGTCTTCGATTTACCGTTGTAGGGAGTTGTCTTGATCGGCAGATGGGCCAATTTGCCCAGAAAATTGCCGGTCTTTAGTTTTTTGTGGCCGCCCTGACCGTCGAATCGCACTTCGTAGGGCCGGTGTCCGCTGTTCTTGACCGCCATCTTAAAGGCGAAATATTGGGCCTCGTAGTCCTCCGTTTTGCTCACATGGTAACCCAAAAACACTTCGCTAAAGGCATCCATGACCTCGTATACTTGGCAGGTGGCCATTTTGCCGGTATCGTCCTGATAATAGAAATTGAGTTTCGTGCCGTCGCTGTACCAAAGGCTGTCGCGCATGGTCGGCATCTTGGTACTGTTCTGAAAGCTGTATTTTTCCTTCGCCTTCAGTTCGCCGTAGCGATAGCCGTACCACAGGCTTTTGACCTCTGGGCGGTAGAGGTAGTTGTTTAGTGTCTTTTCCTCCTTCAGTGGCTTCCAGTCCACGTAATCGGCACAGGCATCGTTGTACTCGTCGAGCAGCTGGGCCATATTGGCGATCTTGTTGACCCGATCGCTCCATCGGGCGAGTATCCACAGCTTGGCCTCATCGTTGATTTTTTCGGAATTCTTATGACCATGGCCCTTGTGGATCAAACTCTCGTAACTATCCTTGATATAAGCTTTGTACTTGCGTTTTAAGGATCGGTGGTTCTTGGGGAGGGAGTGGGGCCAAGCATGGTGCGGAAGGTCGTGGACGATACTTGCAATCTTTTTCCATGTCTCGGTGAGACCACCGCTCCCAATGGTGCGCGTGCGGAGTATTCGGTTTTGGATGATATCGTTGATGGTGTTCAATATGGCCGCCTCGCTTGCATAACGCTTTTGGATTTCCTCGGTGATGCCCTGGCCGTTGTCGAGCGTGAACGTCTGATAAAACCGAATGGCCAAGATGTCCTGCTCGAGATGCTCGAGAAACTGAATGCACCCATCGCTCTTTTCGGGATCGCCGAATTTTTCGATGATGATGTCCCTGTACTTTTCTGGAACACTTGCCCAAGTGATTAAAGCAGGGGTGTTGGGTGCGGGGCGGCGTAATATTTGAAATTTATTAGCTCTTCTACAGTATTCGTAACTGCCTCTGGTCATTACACCCGCTCCATCCTTGGAGTAAAGCCATCCGCCGTGTACACATAAAGTTTCTTGGTAGGTCTCGAACATTATCGGGCGGGGTTTAGGGCTTCCTCGGGATTGCCGAACTTCTCGATAACGGCCTTTTGGTATTTATGCGGAATGGAGTTCCAGGCTATTAAGGCGGGAGTGTTACGTCCGCCGCCTCTCCGCAGGACCCAAAAACGTTTGCGGTTGACATAGCTATTGTAATTTTTCTCGGTCATAACGCCCGCCCCTTCTTCGTTATATAGCCACCCGCCATGGACACAGAGAACTTCGTCGAACATCTCGAAAGGCGATTCGCCGTCCTTTGCGGGGGTCTCGAATATGGCGGTCAACACCATGGCGTCAGCTACCACCCTTTTCGAAAGCTCCGTGCTGTTAGGCTTCAGCCCATAAAGAATTTCGGAAACATACACTTGGCTACAACCGTGCTTTTCGGCCAATGCCGTTTTGTTTATTTTCTTGATCTGCTCCTTGTTTAAGATTCTCATAATATTGTATATTGCTATAAATACCAT